TAGTGAAATAGAGGCCTACGTAAGACTTTTCGGCCTTGTTGATGATGACTTAGAACGTTTCGTTCACCACATTTATGCCATGGACGGGGTATGGCTTAAGTGGGCTAACAAAAAGAAAGGCTGAACCATGTTAGATATTGCACGCTTAGTTGTAATGGTTGACCCCCGTAAGGCAATGGCGGGCCTTAAGCGCTTGGAAGGTGGCATTAAAGGGCTACAGAACCGCGTTTTCAGCTTGCAGGGCGCATTTGCTGCACTTGGTGGTGCAATCGTATTGCATCAAATAAAAGACGCTACGTTGGCAATGGAGCGCCTTGGCATTGCTATGAAGGCCAGTGCGGGCAGCGCAAAAGTAGCCCACGATGATCTGAAATTTCTTGAGCGCCAAACCAAGCGTTTAAGCCTTGGCTTTATGGCAACTTCTGGGGCATACCAAAAGTTTAGGGCCGCAGCATCAGCTAGTTCACTTACCCTAGAAGAACAACGCGAAATATTCCTTGGTGTAGCGGAAGCTGCATCGGCATTGCGACTTAGCGACCAAGATACAGAGGGCGCACTGCGCGCTATCGAACAAATGGTATCTAAAGGCAAGGTAAGTTCAGAGGAATTGCGTCAGCAGTTGGGTGAGAGATTGCCCGGAG